AAGCAACGCCTCAGCCTAACGGTATTCAAGACGTTTTACGCCGTGGCTATATGACTGTGAAATGTAATGCCGGTACAGCTAAGAAAGCAGGCACAGTTTATGTTCGTATTGCTGCTGGCACTGCTGCTAAACCAGTTGGGGGTATTGAAGCGGCGGCAGATGGAGCAAACAGCATTATCTTACCAAACGCATTTTTTATGCATGATGCTGATGCACAAGGCAACGTAGAAATCTCATTTAACATTTAAAAAATTATTGAATAGCACGGCCACCGATTAGGTGGTTTTTTTGTGCTTGGAGAAAAGACAATATGAGCAAGTTATTAACTGCAAATACTATTGCGCAAGCATTGGCAATGGGAACAGCAACACCTGTACGAGCTCGTACACGTGACCACATGATGACGTTTGACTCGCAGACGGTAGATAGTACGGGCGTTTTTTTAGTTGGTGAGTTAGAACGTCTTGACCAAACAATGCATGAACCACTAGCTGATGTGACATGGTCGCGTGACATTGATCTACGCTCAGACGTATCAATTGCAGATGAAATTTCGAGTTTCTCGAATGCATCATTTGCGGCGGCTGGTGGTGCATCTCCTCAAGGTAAATCTTGGGTGGGTAAGAATGCTGATGCAATCCAAGGTATCGCGTTGGATATCGGTAAAACAGCACAGCCATTAACCCTATGGGCTAACCAGATTGGCTGGACTATTCCAGAATTAGAGTCTGCTCGCCAAGTAGGTCGACCTGTAGACGCCTTAAAACATAGCGGTTTGATTCTTAAGCACAACATGGATACCGATGAGCAAGTCTATATCGGCGACGAGGTAATTGGTGTTCAGGGTCTTTTAAACTCTGACAAAGTTGGAGCTACCAACGTTAATAAGAGCTGGAAACTCGCAACTGCTGATGAAATCTTGGCAGATGTAAATATGATTTTATATAACGCTTGGATGGCTTCCGCATTCGCAGTGTGTCCTTCTAAGCTTTTATTGCCACCAGAGCAATTTAGTTCAATCGTGACACGTAAAGTATCTGATGCAGGCAATATCTCAATCCTTGAATATATCAAGGTTAACTGTATTTCCAACGCCAAAAACGGCAAACCTTTAGATATTCAACCATCTAAATGGTGTACTGGTCGAGGTACTGCTGGTACAGACCGCATGATGTGCTATACGCAAAATGAAAATCGGGTCCGTTTCCCAATGGTTCCTCTTCAACGTACCCCAGTTGAATACCGTGATTTACGTCAATTGACGACCTATTACGGCCGCTTGGGTGCAGTTGAATGGGTGTACCCAGAAACAGCGTTTTATGCCGATGGTCTATAAGAGGAATTAAGACATGAGCAAACAAGTACAAATTCTTCTTTCTCGTTCGCTAACGGTAAATCTTGGCACTGATGAACATGGGCAGCCAAAATCAGAAAAGCTGTCTGCGGGTTTACAGCTTGTAGATTCTGAAATTGCTGAAAACTGGTTTGTAAAAGCCCATTGCCAAGAGATTTCTAATAACGATATCCAAACTGGTGAACTTCAAAAACAATTGGAAATTGCGAATGAAGAATTAAGTATTCTTCAATCGCAGTCTAATGAAGACACTAAGAAAATCGGACAGCTCGAAGGGGCTATTAATGAACGCGATACCGAAATCGCCAATCTTAAGATCCAGTTGACTAAGACACAGCAAGAACAGTCTGACGCAGCAAAAACTGAAATTGGCATTTTGAAAGATCAGCTTAAAGCTCGCGATACCGAAATCGCCAAATTAAAAGCCGATGCAGCCAAAGCAGCTCCAGCAAAAGAAAAAGACGTGCTGAAGGAAACCTAACCCATGATCAGTGAATCCTCTTTTCGTGAAGAAATGCCGGCTTTTGCTGATACAACGCAATATCCATCATTTCAGTTTAATTTCTATTTAAACCTTGGGAAAAAGTTACTTCGCCCAGAACGTTGGGAGGATACGCTTGATTATGGTTTAACTCTGTTCATTGCCCATTATCTTATGCTTTACCGGCGTACGATGGCGATGACTGCCGTTGGTGGCGATGCTGGAAAGATTGTGGGGAATGAAACGTCTAAGTCTGTTGATGGTGTTGCTAAATCAATGGATGTTTCAGGCGTTCTCATTACTGATGCTGGCCACTGGAACCAGACAACATGGGGAGTTCAGTTTTATCAGCTCTTGCTGATGGCTGGCGCTGGAGGCATTCAGCTATGAGTAGTGGTGTTAAATCTTCTGGTAAGGGTCTTGCAGATATCTTTCAAGCTTTCGCTGAATTGTCGCAAATGGATGTATTGGTCGGTATTCCTCATGGTGAGGCTCGAACTGATGGTGATGGTATCACTAATGCGCAAATTGGCTACCTTCAGGAAAATGGCTCACCTTCACAAAATATTCCAGAACGACCTTTCCTTGTTCCGGGTGTTGAAGAAGTGCAAGAAAAGGTGGGCGATAAGCTAGTTAAGGCGGTTAATGCTGGTTTAGCAGGCAATAGGCAAAGAATGATGTTGTTGCTTGAATCCGCTGGGATGATTGCAATGAATTCGGTCAGAGCCTATTTCGTGAATGGTGAATTTGCTCCTCTATCTTTGGCCACAATCCGTGCTCGAGCAAGGCGTGGACGTAAGGGCGCTAAACAGTATCTTAAACAGCTTGAAACTGGTCCTGCAGAAACAGGCCTGGTTCGGCCGTTGATCGATACGGGCGAGCTCAGAAAGTCGGTAACTTACATCATTATGAAAAAGGACAAGGAGATTAAACGTGCCTCAACTTGATGTCTCAGATGTTCTCTTAGATCCAGACTTTATGTACAAGGGCATTATTTGCAAGCGCACAGAAGTAATCGTAGGAAATAATGGACGGCCGCAAGAGACGACTACAACAACCCCTTTTAATGGTGTCGTTACTACAAACAACGGTATCAAGATGGACCGCCGTGCAGATGGCACCTTGATTAAGGGTGCAATCAACATTCACACGCAATTTGCTTTAATTGCGGGCGATAAAAACACCAAAGCCGATGAGATTACATGGAAGGGTAAAACTTACATTGTGTCTCAAGTGCTGGACAATTTGCACTATGGCAAAGGTTTCATAAAAGCAATTTGCGAGCTCAAGCCGCTGGGGTAAATCATGGGTGACTCTGCTTCAGGGGGATATATCACCCCTAGTGGCGGATCTGCTTATGACCAAGAACTTGAGGATATTTTTCAAGCTTTCATTGTCGGGATTACTTCTTTACCTGGTGCAATGGTTCGTCCACGCTTCCAGAAAGACCCACCGCCATTTCCTGAAATTGGTGAGGATTGGTGCGCCTTCGCTGTTAAGTCAATAATTCCTGATGATGGGCCTTACTTCGACCAGAAAGACGAATCAATGGATTCAATTCGTCATGAAGAGTTGACGCTATTTTTATCGTTCTATGGTGACCATGGCCAGTCGATAGCAAATGTCCTTAAAGATGGTCTAGCAATTCCGCAAAACATCGCGCAACTCAAAGCGCAAAAAATCAAATTTATCAGTACCGGTGAGATCATCACCGCGCCTGACTTTCTCAATAATCAGTATGTACATCGATATGACCTTACCGCGGTATTCAAGCGGAAAACATTACGCACGTTTGCTGTTAAGTCATTTGTAGATGCTGGCCATATAGAATTTCCTAGGAGTAATCCATGACATTGCCTGTTCAAGACGTTGTTAATGTCTCCATTAGTTTGGCGGCATTAGCAGCAGGGCCGCGTAGTTTCGGTAACTTACTTATTCTTGGTGCAACTGATGGTGTTGTAGATCCAGTTGAACGTTTACGTGAATACTCTGGCCTTACACCTGTAGCATTAGATTACGGTACTGATGCACCAGAATATAAAGCTGCTGAACTGTACTTTGGACAATCGCCAAAACCACGAACTTTATATATTGGCCGTTGGGTTAAATCGGCAAGTTCAGCCGTTTTGAAGGGTGCGGTTTTATCTGCAGCTCAACGTGATATTTCGAACTTCACAGCTATTTCAGATGGTTCAATGAAAATCACCATTGATGGTTCTGAAAAAGTTGTAACTGCCCTGAACTTATCAGCTGTCACCAATTTAAATGGCGTGGCATCTGCTCTAACAGCCAAGCTGGGCACCGCTTCAGTAACTTGGAATGATGTTTATAACCGTTTTGAAATTACGTCATTAACCACAGGTACTACTTCAACGATTTCTTACGCTATTGCAAATGCAACCGGCACGGACGTTTCTTCATTAATGGGTTTAACAGTTGGTCATGCTTCGGTACCAGTCAGTGGCTATGCGGCAGAACCTTTAATGGATGCGATTACGCACTTAGCTGACAAATCCCTTAAATGGTATGGGTTAGATATCGCAGAGCCTATTTCTGATGCGGATGTACAGGAAGTGGCAGCATTCATAAATGCGACATCACCATCTCGCATTTATGGCCAAACAATTACCAACTCTTTGGCATTAGATGGTACCAGCACAACTGATCTGGCATACAAGCTCAGCAAATTAAATAACGGCCGTGTATTTTCAATCTTTTCTGGTGATACTGCTCATGCAGCAGCTTCAGTATTTGGGCGAGCATTTAGCGTTAATTTTAATGGTGCCAATACAACCATTACTTTGAAGTTTAAGCAGCTTCCGGGTGTTGAAGCTGAAGATTTACAGGTTTCCCAAGCAAAAGCGCTTAAAGATAAAAATTGCAATGTTTTTGCAGGGTACAACAACGACACAGCCATCCTTCAAGAAGGCGTGATGTGTGACGGTTCATTTATTGATGAGCGTCATGGTCTTGACTGGTTGCAAAACCATTTAGAGACAGCTCTGTGGAATCTTTTTTACACCACACCAACTAAAGTTCCGCAACTGGAGAGTGGCGTAAATCGCCAATGTACGGTGCTTGAACGGGCATTAGAGCAAGCTGTAACTAATGGTCTTATTGGCCCTGGTCAATGGAATGGTGATTCTTTTGGAGCTTTAGAAACTGGTGACTACCTTCCAAAAGGATATTACGTGTTTGCCAATAGTCTGGATGATCAAGCTCAATCAGAACGTGAAGCCCGTAAATCTCCAGTTTTTCAGATCGCAATCAAATTGGCTGGTGCAACACATTTCTCTGATGTGCTTGTCTCAGTAAATCGCTAATAAGGACAAGAAAATATGTCTACATATTCATTTATGGATACTCAGTGCACACTTGCCAGTGATGACGGAGTAATTGACCTAGGGTACGGCGCTGGCGTTGCAGATGAAGGTATTACCATTGCAATGGCTGGTGATGCCAACACCATGACTATTGGCGCAGACGGTGAAGGGATGCATTCATTAAGCGCGAATAAGTCTGGCACTGTGACTGTACGTTTATTAAAGACTTCACCAATTAATGCCAAGCTTTCCAATCTCTACCACATCCAGCGTTCAAGCACGAAAAAGTGGGGTAAAAACACAATCACATTGAACCATACAGGTTCTGGTGATAACGCTACTGCCACTAAATGTGCTTTTAAGAAACATGCGGATTTAGCTTATAAGACAGTCGGTGACTTTAATGAATGGGCTTTTGACGCAATCAAGATCGACCAGAAGTTAGGAGCATATGAATAATGCAAATTGGTAATCATAATTACGAAATTGGCCGTTTAGATGCTTTTGATCAATTTCACGTATCTCGAAAAATTGCACCAATTGTTCCTACGATTGTTCCCTTTATGACTGAGATTCTGAAAAGCAATGTCATGGATCTTTTAGATAAGTTTGGGGATGATCCGGATAATCCAGATCTAAGCGCTTTAGAAGATTTTGATCTAAATAGTTTTGGTGAAGCGATTCAGCCTTTTATCGATGCATTTGCGAAGATGCCCGAAGAAGATGCTAACTACGTTATGAAAAAGTGCCTATCAGTCGTTACACGTGATGGTGCACGATTAGTAGTTAAAGATGCCTTGATGTTTGACGATTTAGGTATTGAGCACATCCTTCCCCTAACAATTGCAGTGATTCGCATTAACTTGGGAAATTTTATTCAAGGGTTGCTTATGAAGGCATTGAGCAAGAAGCAGCCCACTTAAAATTTAAGCATTTACCAGACCACGATGACTGGCTTTTACGGCCTGTGATTCGTGGTCTTTGTCGTTTTGAATCTTTAAAAGATGGAACAGTAGATCTGGCCGATATTGCATTGATGAACGATGCATTGGATGTGCAGGCAGATAACCAGCTTTTACTCGAACAATATAACGAACAGAAAAAAAGTTGAGATAGACATGAGTGATACAGTTATTCGTGATTTCTTAGTGTCCTTGGGTTTTTCTACAGACAATGACGGCGCTAGAAAAATGGGGGATGCCCTTAAAGGGGTTGAGCTCAAAGCAACACTACTGCATAAAACATTATTGCTTCTTGCGACTGGTGCCGTTGTTGCTGTGGCTAAGACAGCTAGTGAGTTAGATAAGCTGTATTACTCATCTCAACGTATTGGCGCTTCTGCTTCAAATATCAGAGCATACGGTGATGCAATTTCTCAGATGGGTGGTAATTCCCAAAATGCTTTACAGTCGCTTGAGAATGTAGCGCAGAAGATGCGTAATTCACCTGGTTATGAAGGCATGCTTACGGGAATGGGTGTTGCTACCCGTGACGGTAACGGCCAGTTACGTGACCGTGTAGAGGTCATGAAAGACCTTTCTAAAACAATGAAAGGTATGGATTACTACCAAGCCAATGCTTATGCAAGTTCTTTGGGTATCGATGAAAATACCCTTATGGCCATGCGTGATGATAAGTTCATCAGCAACATGGAGAAATACCAGAAATTACGGCAGGACGTTGGTTTAACCGATGAACTAACTAAATCTGGTACAGAGTTCATGGTCCAGTTCCGTGATATTACGATGACGACTAAGGCAATTACTGAAGTTGTTGTAATGACCGCAGGGCAGGCACTTATACCTATCCTTAAGATGATTAATAACTTTTTGCGAAGTGCTATTGCTTGGTTCGCTGAACTAGATCCAAGGTTTAAAGCAATTCTGGCCACTGGATTAAAGTTTGCCTTACTCGCCGTCATCTTTGGTGGTTTTATTGGAACGATTGCTAAATTGGCCTCAGTATTGCCAATGTTGAAAGGGCTACTTTTCCTGATCAAGTCGTTACGTTTGGCTTTCTTAGCTTCACCTATCGGTATTGTATTAGCGCTTACCGCTGCTATTGCTGCATTGTGGGATGACTACCAAACTTGGAAAAATGGTGGAGAGAGCTTAATTGATTGGTCTAAATGGGAAGGTGGTATTGAAACGGCGATTGCTCGTATTAAAGAATTGGCCGAGCTAATCAAAAACCTAAAAGATAAAACTGTAGAGTTTGTGACAAAGGCAATTGATGATCCAACCGGTACCGCAAAAGAATCAGTTGCTGCAGTAACTGAAGCGGCTAAAACTGGTACTGCTGCTGTAGTGAATGCGGCTAAATCTACTGTTACTAATATTAAAAGCTCTGTTAGCACGGCTAAAAGCGGTAGAGTTTTACAATTATCTGAACAGGATATCGTGGCAATTATGAAAGTTGCTTCTACCGAAGTAGTTGGTTCATTGAAGGGTAAGGACTTTGAGAATCAGGCGGCAGGTGTGGTTGATACAATTTTAAACCGGGTGGCTTCAGGAAAATATGGTGATGGCGTCAAAGGTGTTGTTAACCAGCGTTGGGCATTTTCTGACATTAATTCGCCTAGAAAAAGTGCTTATGGAAGTGTAGATAAAGTACCGATGTCTAGAGTATCTAAGCGTATGGAAAAGTTTGTACGTGAATATGTAGCTAAACGAGCAGCAGGGCAAGAGTCAATAGTTGGCGAGAATGTGTCTTATGCTAACCCTTATTATCTAAGTGAAGCGAGTAGTTCAACTAAGAAATGGGTAAGAGAAGTACAGAAACAGGCTAAAGAAACTGGTCAGATCTTTGGATCTGGTAAAGCAATACATGTACATGGCACACCCACAGCTGATAAGCACAAGATGCCTAAACCTTTTGCTATTACTTTGGGTGAGAACAGTGGTTTTGGAAATAACAACCTGTCGAATCTCAGTATTAAAAATATTGGGGCGCCAAATTCAAGTAATCCTTATAAGGATCAAATAAACTCGGCTAATACTAATTCGAAGAGTATTACTATTTACCAGTCTCATAAAACAGACATGGTAATTAATGAGGCAGATAACCCAAAGGAAACAGCTAATTTGGTTAAACACCATAATGAAAATACTATGGTGCAAATGGCAAGGAATGCTAAAGGACTTATTGGTTAAACAATTCTTTTAAGAATGCAATGCGTTGTTTATACAGAATAGACTGGCAAGTTAAGTCATATTCAACGGTTGCTGGGCTTCCTTGGGTGTCTGCAACAACAAAATCACCGCATTGTTTTTCTTTAAAGTTTAACCATTGTTTTTGAGCATTATCTAACTCTTCTTTTGCTGAAGTGGTCTCATAAGCTCTTTTATAGGTTGCATTAAGTTGGTTTTTTAAGACTTTAACTTCTTGATTTAAGCACTTTTGAGCTTCAAATGATGTTTTGGTGTTTGAGCAATCTGCAAAAGCACTAATACTAAAAAATGAACTTAAAATTATTAAAAGTATTCTCTTCATGGATATAATCTGGTTTTGAAAGTTAATTAATCTTAAATAAGAAACGGATTATTTTCCATGAAAACTACTATTTGTTTATTAGGTACTATTTTTCTAACTTCAGCAGCTTTCGCACATGAATATCCTGATGTAAAAGGTCAATGCTTTGTTGTAGATGGGAAAAACATTACTAAGCCTTGTATAGTTTCTTCTGGTGGCGGTGCCGGAGGCATGTATACAGCTTTAAAAATTGGAAAACAAAATGTCTTAGTCGAAGAATCGACCATGAATCCAGATTCTGAAGAACGGTCAATAGTCATGGGTAAAGATTCGGATCACTTAATGGATGCAGTAGATTATTCGCGTGATTTTAAAACCAAGAAAGTGATTAAAACTTATAAAGATGATTCATGGTCATGTTATAAGCAAATTAAAGGCAAACTGGATGCTTGCTATATAACGCGTTAATTTATTTATTTGATTTTAAACCCACTATTTGGTGGGTTTTTTAATGCCCGGAGAAAAGCATGGCTATCACTGAAACAGTTGGCTCCCTCTTACTGGGTGGTCATCGTTCAATAATGGGTTTATTTGCTGATGTGGTGATTGAAGAAAACCTTTCTGATGAGCTTGTTATTACAGAGCATCCAGTAGAAAAGGGCTCACCTATTTCTGACCATTGTTATAAAGCACCACCAGAAGTAACAATGAAAATAGGATGGTCTGAAAGTGCTGGCAGGATGAATGGACTTATTGGGAATACGTTCATTGGTTCTGATTTATCTCTACTAGGGATCTACCAAGGATTACAGGCTTTACAAGGCCAGCGTCTCGTTATCTCTACTGGCAAACGCCTTTATACAGATATGCTCATTAAGTCTTTAAAGAACGTCACAGAGGAGACTTCCGAAAATGCATTAATGATTGATATTGTTTTTAAGAAGGTTTTTATTGTTTCGACAAAAGAAACGTTGGTATCGATTGCTGATCAAAAAAATCCAGAAGTAACCTCTGATGTAGTTGATTCAGGATCTAAACAGCCCAAGCAAGTTGAACAATCCATGTTGTCTCAAATCACCGGTTTGGGGCAGGTTGGCGGTGCATATACGGTAGGGCTTTAAGATGTCTTTATATGAAATCCCTTTGCTCGATCGGAACCAGAAGTTTTTTATCAAACTCAACAAGGTGAACTACCAACTTAAACTTATTTATCGCAAACGATGGTACCTAGATATTTATCAAGCTAATGCTGAACCAATTGCTTTAGGCATTCCTTTAGTTTCAGGTATCGATATTTTAAGCCCGTTTAGTCATGTAATGAACGGTTCTATGTACGTTCAAAACCTCAATGAAGATGAGAGCCAATCATTTAATGACTTAGGAACCAACATAAAACTTTATTGGCAGGATCCTTAAATGAGTGAGCAATGGAAGCGTAATTGCCGGCTAACAGTTCAGCTTAAATATGGTGAGCCCGAGGCATTAGATTTATCAGAAATGCGGATTGTATTTCGCATTAATCAACCCACAGCTGAAACCCCAAAAGCAGCTGAGTTTTATATCTATAACTTATCAGTCGATACAATGAATCGACTTGCCGGTGAAGATAATTCCAACGTCGATGCTATGGTCACTTTCGAGGCTGGTTACGGTGATGAGTTGGCCACAATTTTTAAAGGTTCAACTTTTCAATACCGCCGTGGCCGTGAAAGCCCAACCGATACCTTTTTGTGCATTCTAGCTCAGTCTGGCGATACAGCTAAAAATTATGCGTTGGTCAATAAAACTATTGCAGCTGGTACCACAGTTGACCAGGTCAAAAATGAACTTGCAAAAGAGTATCAAGCTAATGGTGTAGAAACTGGTGAACTGCCCGAATTGAGTGATCAAAAATATGTTCGTGGCAAAGTGATGTTTGGTTCGCTAGACGATCAGATCCGCCAGTTTTGCAAAGACACAAACACGGAATACTTCATTGACGATGAGTATTTATTCATGGTTGGTATCAGTAGCTACTTACTAGATTCTGTTTTTGAAATGGATGCTAATTCAGGGATGATTGGAATGCCTCAGCTCACCACAGAAGGGTTGATGGTGAATTGCTTGCTTAATCCTCAACTACGCCGAGGTGGACGCATCCATGTTGATACTACAAGTATTCAAACTCAGGCCTTTGATATTGATTACCAGACTCAAGGCCAAGACCAGGCACAAAAGGACCTTAAAACAGCTGGCGGCATTAATGGTATTTACATCATTAAAGCGGTCGAGCATTACGGAGATACACGCGGCGATGATTGGTATACAAGTCTTGTTGCCGTTGGCCAAGGTGCAGTAGTTCCTAAATCTGGTATTACAATTACGGCGGTGGATTGATTATGGCATTAAGTAATAACGAAAGAGCGCCTCATTTACTCAACATCATTAATGATGCGATTAAATCAGCCTTAGCGGTGCTATGGACCAATCTTCCTTGTATTGTTGAATCTTATGATACAGATAAACAAACAGTATCTGTTACCCCAGCTATTCAAATACCGGTTATGCGTGAAGATGGTTCAATGGATTTAGTGGATCTGCCATTAATTCCAGATGTGCCAGTGTGCTGGCCTAAAGCAGGAGGTTTTGCTTTAACATTTCCAGTTAAGCGGGGTGATGAGTGCCTAGTACATTTCTCAGCTAGATGTATTGATTTGTGGTGGCAAAACGGTGGTATTCAGCCACCGTTTGAAAACCGTAAACATGATCTATCTGATGGCTTCGCTACATTTGCGCCGCAATCTCAGCCTAAACGTTTAAAGAGTGTGGCCACTGATGCGGTTGAATTAAGAAATGATGCCGGTAATGCCAAGATCCGGATTAATGATGCTGGCGAATTAGAGTTTTTCGGTACCAAGGCGTTTTTTAATTGCCCTGTTGAAATGAAAGATGGATTGGGTGTCTTAGGCTCGCTGACAAACAATGATATCAATGTAGGTTCAGACCATAACCATTCTGGAGTTCAACCCGGTAGTGGTGATTCTGGTCCACCAAAACCATAAATAAATGAGGGGTCGCCGAAAGGCGGCTTTTTTTATGCGCTATAGAAAGTTAGATGATGATGGGGATTATAGCTTTGGCCAAGGTCAAAACAATTTCCATATAAATACACCTGAGGGTGTAGCGCAGGCGGTAATGACTCGCCTTAAATTTTGGGTAGGTGAATGGTTTGCTGATACTTCAGACGGCACAGGATGGAGCACTGATGTTTTAGGGAAATTCACCGACCATTTGTTTGAGCTCATGATTCGCCAGCGCATTTTAGGCACGCCAGGTGTACTCAGGATTGATTCATTTGATAGTCAATTTGATGGCGATACACGTAAGTTATCCATTCAATCGAGTATCACCACAATTTACGGTTCGGCCAATTTGCAAGGGGAGATTTAAAGATGGCATTAACTAGCATAGCCCCTGTAATTAATCAGTATGGTGCTACAGCTGCAACTTATAGTGAAGTGGTTGAATATCTCAAGGAAAAGTACCGAGGGATTTATGGCCAAGATGTTTATTTGGAAAATGACAGTCAGGACGGCCAGTGGATTGGTGTTATTGCTCGTGTCATTGCAGACTGTAATGCAGAAGTAATTAACGCTTATAATTCAATGTCGCCTAGTACTGCCGATACAGATGCGCTTTCCCGGAACGTAAAGATTAACGGTATTCGACGTGCAGTGGCCACAAAATCCAGTGTGTCAGTTGTTCTGGTTGGCGTTGCCGGCACGATTATTAATAACGGAATTGTAAGTGACAAAAATAATAATCGTTGGTTATTGCCGGCACAGATAATTATTCCAGCTGAAGGCGAAATTATCACATCGGCAATAGCAGAAAAGCCTGGTGCAACTTTGGCTCTACCAAACTCAATCACGACCATTTCAACACCTACACGTGGTTGGCAATCTGTAAATAATCCTCAGGCGTCTACCTTAGGTGCTCCGATCGAAAGCAATACTAAATTACGCCAACGCCAAGCATTATCAACGGCTATTCCTTCTCGTTCTTATACAGAGGGGATTTTAGGAGCTCTATTTAGCCTTGATGGTGTTAGCCGTTGTAAGGTTTATGAAAATCAAAAATCTTTTAATGATCCGCTTGGCCTACCGCCAAATTCTTTGGCCGTTGTGGTAGCTGGTGGAGATGATCAACTGATTGCTGAGACGATTCGAGTAAAGAAGGCACCAGGTTGTGATTTATATGGAAATACAACTGTGATTCGCCCAACGGTTTACGGTGATCCTGTATCTATCGAATACTGGCGACCTATTCAGAAATCTATTGGTATCCGTTTCGAATTAACAACTAATTCAGATTACACAGTAGATATTGGAGAGCAAATCAAAAGCGCTTCAGCTGACTACATTAACCAGCTCGATATTGGTGACCGTATTGCAATCAATAAGCTTTATGTGCCGGCAGGTTTATACGGCTCATTAGATGCCAGGTCTTATGAAATTGAAAGCCTTCAATTAACTGTAGATGGTGTGCCAGTAGAAGGCGATTACACATTAGCTTTTAACGCCGTTGCCTACTGTGATTCTGACAATATCGAGATCAGTGTTGCTGGGGGTGGTTAATGCAAACAGATGATTATTTAAATCTGATCATTAATGAGCACCGATCTAAACCAAACTTTAATTTGACAGTCAAAGTCTCGATTGAGCCAATTATTGACTGTATGAACGTACTGAAAAGCATGAGTGAAAAGTTTGATTTAGATACTGCTAGCGGCGACCAGCTAGGCATTTTGGCAGAATGGGTTGGAGCACCAACAGTTGTGCCAGACATTGTACCATTGCCTTTTTTTGGCTTTGAAGGGCAGCCTGAAGCACTAACATTCGGCGAAACTGATGATCCTGACATTGGCGGATTTTGGCGTGAATCAGGTGTTAGTAGCTATCGAGGCCAAAGTATCCCACCTCAAAAATTACCGTCCGTTGTTAAAGCAAAAATCTTGCTTAATAACTGCGATTGCACACTCGATGAAGCATTTGAAATCTGCAAGTTGTTGACTGATGTGCCTTTCAAATTAAAGGACAACAGAGATATGACCGTTATCTTTGAATTCCTTGCTGAGTTTCAACCCATAGATAAAGAACTAGTTCGCTTGTTATTTCCATTGCCAAGCGGAGTTGAGCTAATTTTTTCGGATGAAGTAGATGGATAAGTTAGAAGAATTTAGCCTTAATGGGCCAAAAAATACCGATGGGTTAACTTTATTGAGTGGCTTCCCATCAAATAAAAAGCCAGCTCGTCAGTGGTTCAATTGGTTATTCAATTCATTAACCAAAAAGATCAATGAAATTATTGATGGCAAGCTAGACGCAGGTGCTAATGCGGTTTCTGCAGCAAAACTAGAAACAGGTCGAAAGATTACTTTTACAGGAGTTGTAAAAGGAGAAGGAACTTTCGATGGATCTCAAGATATTACGATTGATACTAAAGATGGTGGAACTTTAGGCGAGAAAGCAATCGCAATTATTCGGCTTAATGGCGCAAGCTTTGATTTAGTCAAAAGTCGTGGGTTTGCTTCGGTAACTAACAGCGGAAATGGCCAGATTGAGTTCACATTAAGTGAAAATGCCCCAGACACTGATTACGGAGTTATTTGCACTGGAACGAGTAATCGTGCTGATGCTGTCAGCTTACAAGAGCGTGAAGATTTTGAACGGACATTAACAAAGTTTCGCTTAATGGGCGCATTTGGTGGCGACAACACCCAAGGTGCTTATACTCCCAAAATATGTACTGTAGTCGTTTACTACTAACCTTATTAAATTATTTATCTAACCGCCTTCTGGCGGTTTTTTGTTGCGTGGAGATCCATAAAGATGGCAACAAACTGGAATGCGGTTTTAGCAAATATTAATAATTCTTCCGATATTCTGGCAATTTTAAGGAAAGTTCTAGGATTGCTTGATGGTAAAGTTGATTCAACAAAGATCGATGAAATTATTAATGATCTTTCAAATATGAAAATAGATGTAGATACAGCTTTAACTAATGTTGTATCTGCTTTATCTGAGTTTAATAATGAATCACAAGAAGCAATTCAAGAAGTTATTTCTGCCGGTTTAATGGAAGGTTTTGGAACTGAAGCTGAGCTTCTAGCCTCTCGCCCAACAGTGCTTAAAAAGTATGCTAAAGCAGAGGATACAAAAGTTGTTTGGTTTTGGAATAAACCAGAAGGTTCACCTGAAGGTAATTATTGGACCAAATCAGGATTAAGCGAGCTAGAACAAGCTAAAGCAGATGCAACTTTCAAGGCTAATGCAGCCGAAGCTAATGCAAACACATATACCGATAATTTATTTACAAATTCAATAGCTGATAATATTTTGATGCCAGCTCGCATAAAGAATTTGGGAGTAATGGGCACGCGATTTAACAAAGCCATTAAAAGCATCTCATTGCATGGAGATTTTAGCGGCAAGTTAATTACTATTGCATTAGTATCATATGCCGAGGATATTTTTACCATTGTATTAGCTCGCCCAGATTCTTTAGATGAGCAGATGACATCAACCAACTCAAAAGTTGTTGCACGCTTCACGGGTGCTGTAACTTTTTCAGGTGTTCAAATTCTCAAATTAGAGTCTTATAGTAATCTTTCTGCTGATATTGGCGGGGAAATTGTTATTGATTTTAATGGATTACTTAAAACAGATGCTTTAAACAACACATATATTGCTTCAGATCGCCTATTAGACAACCGGGCCATTATTGATTTGAATGGCCAATATGGTGAAATTAAAGAGATCAAAACAAACATCTTAAACCTTGATGTTAAAACCAATACGATTAAGTCATATGTTGATGTGTCGGGTGGGATAATTTTCACAAAAGATGATCCGACCATTAACAGTACACGTTTAAGAATCAATCAGGCTGTTAAAAATATTTCTTTGAGTGGTGATCATAATGGCAAATTAATGGCACTTGCAGCCATGTCATGGGTGGCTGCCACTAATACGTTTACTTTAGTCATTGCAAGACCCGATTCATTAAATGAATCAATGTCTGCAGCCAGCAATACCAAATTTGTATCGAGATTTTCTGGTGTAATCACTTTTGCTGGTGTTCAGACACTGACATTGACGCCTTACGGTAATACTACTGCTGAAATTGCTGGAACAATTACAATTGACTTTGATAAATTACTTCAAAGTGATTTGCTTGTTGCAGACTATATTGCTAGTGACCGTTTGTTCTTAACACGAGAAATTATTGACTTAAACGGTCAATACCCGGTAATCAAGCAATTAAAAAATGATAGAGATGCACAAGGCGTACGGGTTGACGACTTGAGCTTGGTTGTAGGGACTGATGTTGCTAAAAACAAACTCTTGAATGCAACTATTCAAGAAATTGTTTTCTTTAAAGATCTGCCTACAGGCTATTTAAATGCAGCTGCTTTGTTTTATGGTTCTGGTGGGGTGATCAACCTACAAATTTACAACTCGGCAGATAAAACAAGCAAAGGTACATTGTGGGCCGCTGGCACAGGAACAATTAAAAGCAACAAAGCTACAATCATGTTTGACCAGGGTTATGCAGTAGTTGATCTTAATAACTATGTTCCTGATAACACGGGTGCAGCATTGTTGGCTGATAACGCAACATACAATACACGAGGCATAACACGTGCAAAGATCCGAACAGGATTATTAAATAATACAGTCTTTGAAAGGTATTCGGGGCAATTCGTTGATACTGGTACTTTCCATTTGCCGTGGGACTACGTAAACCGTGGTTTTAAGTTCTATGTGAAAGGTGATATTGCTGATACAGACTATTACTTGCCCGGGGTGTTGATCTGGACATTTAGCAATAATAAATATGTTTTGACTTATCAAATTCGTAAAATGATGGCAGTTGACCAGATAGTTACTGCTGGTACAGCGGTCTATAGTGGCACTATTTCTTTCGATAACTTAAGTGATATTAAAGGTATTGTATCAATTGATGCAAAACAGATTAATAATCACCCGCTTGAAGCCCAGATTGAATTTGACTTCAATTGGCTCGAGTATCGCACCGATTATAACAATAATATTACACCTTACTTTTTTAATAACACCTCCTTTACTTATGCAACCAAAGGATTTGATATTAAAAAGTTGCGTAGGGCATCGAAAGAACGCTTTTCTGCAACAGGTGGACTCACTAAATACGCTTCTTTAAAGGAGGCAGTGAGTTTAGGAGCCAAGGATATCTTTGCGATTGGAGGTAATTTATTTAAGTCGATCAAACCGATGTTAACTAGCAAGACCGAAATCGTTTGTCTAAATAATTCACCGAAGCTTTTGTCTAGAAAGACTAAAGAGAAGGCTTATGATTTTTACTACAAACAAAAGAGAACACGTTTAGAAATCATTGATGCTGACGATAACTTTTACTTTGTGAATAGCGATGTAATTTTTAAAACTCCTCATCCAATGAAGCAAACGTGGACGGAAGTTGGCTCAGTGAGTGCAGCAGACTTTGTTGTATTTGATGTAAGTGCTAATAAATACTACTCGATTCCTAATCGATCTGAAGTGTTCACGAAAGAAGTATTAGTGGTCGATAGCATTTTTCAGGCCCGACTTACTTACGATGATGAACTATTTATCATCGCCGTGATTGGTGGGAATAAATCAATTCTGATCACTGAAAATACGCAAACCGCCCTTCGTACTTTTAATTTCAATGGCTCGACGGGAACGCGTTACACGTTCGGTGCTGGTGTGAATGTCGTGAAAGATTGGTGTATGAGTCATTACAAGAACATCATGTTTGTGTCGGATTATGACAGCGGTGTAAACGGTGTGCGTGGCACGACTGGTGGGCAAAAATGCTATGTGTCATTAGATAACGGCTATACATTCACGAAATGTTTTGACTTTACGGGTAATGATTGGTCAAAAGTAATTAATGCGTCAAACATTACAAGTTTTGGCCCAGCTCAAGCGCATATTCATGCTGTGACATATGATCCAAAGCAGAATGTCGTGTGGATCGTTACAGGTGACGGTGCTGTATCTTCTGATAATTCATCGTTCTTTTGGTCGCGCGATTTGGGACAAACATGGACCCATAAGCGCACAACACTGGCTGACAATGGCGCTCGTAGTCAGATGATCATGGCGCTTCCATTCGATGGGTGCGTGGCTTTTGGTAGTGATGACTCAAATCTTAATGGACTTGGTGTTATCACATACGATGGCGATGAGATGGTTCACGAAGTTGTAAAGAACTATGCAAATAAAAGTGTCTTGCTGAGTTTTGCCCGGAGTACCTGGGCAAGACCGACAAGCCCGGTGAAATATATGTCATTTGGCAAAGATGCTCAGCAAACATCGGATCCCGATGCTAAGTCTTTCGTTGTAGCATCAGCGAATGGTTATACATGGGAAATGATTTGGGAAGATAACAATAAAGATATTTATGGAAATGTATTTTCTTACGATGACAGTGACGGAAAAGTCTACATCTCACTTGATGGTCTCACACCCTATAAAGAACGGGTACTTATTATAAGTACTGGTTTTATCTAATAAGCACCTTCGGGTGCTTTTTTTATTGCTATTCCAATGATGGATTGGACAGTGAACAACTACCGCTTCTAGCGGTTTTTTTATTTTCTGGAGAAATAAATGGAACCAGTTTCCACTAGCGGTTTAACAGCATTATTAAAATTTTATGGTGCAGCAATTATGGTGACTTTAGCGGTCGCTTTAGTTGCAGCAGTTGTATTGATGACACGTATGCCACGCTCACCTCAAGAATGGGCTGTAGGGCTCATTTGCACGGTTGTATCAAGTTTGGCTGGTGGTTCATTCATCATTGTGAAGTGGGGCCTTCATGAATGGATTACTGATATTTGGGGGATGATGGCACTAGGTGGATTCTTCTTTGTTTGTGGTATTCCCGGTTGGGCTTTAGTTCGGTGGACGTTTAACTTTATAAATAAACAAGAAGGAAAGACGATTATTGAAGTAATCAAAGAAGTTAAGAAAGCCAGAAATGATATCGAAAACAGTTAATGCCGCCTTCGGGCGGTTTTTTTATTTTAGGAAAAGTGATATGAACTTTAGTAACTTACAGAAAACCCTTGGTGTTGCAGTCGATGGAAAAATAGGACGTGGCACTCTTACCGCTTTATTTAAGAAACTAGGAGCAAATCAAAGCCGAGCTGAAGAACTTGCTTTAGCTGCAAATGTGCATTTAAAAGAATATGCAATTTTGTATAACGAGTTACGGTTTGCTCATTTCATAGCTCAGCTTACACATGAGTCAGGTAACTTTCGATACATGGAAGAAATAGCATCTGGTGCAGCATACGAGGGGCGAAATGATCTAGGCAATATTATGGCTGGTGATGGCGTTCGCTTTAAAGGGCGTGGACCAATCCAATTGACCGGACGTGCGAACTATCAAAAATATGGCCGAGCATTAGGTTTTGATTTTGAGGCTCATCCTGAACTTGTCGCTATTCCAAGTATTGGTTTACTAGTTGCCAGTAAATTTTGGGTAAACAATGGCCTAAATGAGCTTGCTGATCGTGATGACATTTTGACAATCACGCGCCGTATCAATGGCGGTACAAATGGCTTGGATGATCGAAAAGCCAATCTAGCTAAAATTAAAAGTTGGATGTCATGAAAGCTTTAATAGTGCTGAGCATGCTGTTATCAGGATGCACAGCTCATACGATCAATAGCAATGTGAATATAGGCATTTGTGTAAAAGCCCTCTAAAGAGGGCCCTTATTTTTTAAAAAGAAAAACCTTTAGATAAATCTAGAATTTGAATATTTAAGAGTTTGCTGATTTGTTCTTGTTTAACTTGATCGTCCTTATTGTCTTCTGTCCATTGCCTTAAAGCTGCCAGAATCTCTTTACCAAACTCGCTAACTTGAAGTTGAAGTGTTTTATTCATTACATTCATGTGCATGCTGAAATTATTTGCACTAGGCTGAATAAACTTAAACTTTTCTAAGGTTTCTTGTGCTTTTTGTCCTGTTATTTCATCACTACCTTCGTGAAGATATGCGCATCTTAATGCATAAAAATCTGCACCACTTAGAAAGGTATATTCCGTCTGATCAGCTCCAATTTTGCGTGTGTAAACAGATTTAAGATATTTATTAAACCAATTAATCATTCTCTTTTGTGAAGAATTTACGTTAGGTTCATCTATTTTCCCACAAATATCTGGTAAAGAAAGTGAAATGAACAATACTGAATACCAGTTTTCTGTTTGAATTGATGTTTCTAATGCATTAATGAAATGATTCATTATTATTCCTTTTATAATTTATGAGATTGAATATTAGCTTTTTATTATTAATAATTCATCAAACTTAAAAGGATTTCTGCTCAATTTATCCCGCGACATCGACCAGTTCCGACCAGGAATAAAACATGGTCCGACTCCTAATTTCTTCTTTCCAAACTTACTATGGATACCATCCATAGCCTGCATTAAACATTCCTTTTTCTCTATGTGTGCCAAGTCAGTGAGCAGGTCATATGTATGACCAACCTTGGGCTCTAGTCCTGTTAGTATTACGCCACATTTTTTATACCTAATGCCTTCTTTAAAGATATCTGACACCATTTTTACTGCTGCCCTTACGAAATCTGTTGCGCAATCTGTGGGTTCAGGAAATGCGCCAGTAATAGACTTATTATAAAAAGGGCTATTTGAGTCGAAAGGGTTTGACTGTACAAAAGCAATCATACATCCACATAGTAGCCCTTCATCACGTAGTCTTTTACAAGCATCTTGAGCATACATCGAGATAGCTTCTTTAAGATCATTCAGTTCTGTTACGCGGCCACCGAAAGACCTTGAAGCGACAATTTGTTTTTTTGATGGGGGAGTGTGCTCGATCTCAATGCATGAGATACCTTGTAATTCGTATATCGTCCTTGCCATCACAATTGAAAACTTTTTCTGCATCTCTCGAGGTTCAGCACAAGCTAGATCTAAAACATTGCTAATACCCATAGCTTGCAGCTTTTTTGAGTGCTTTCGGCCAACCCCCCAGACCTCACTTACATCTATTTGGGCAAAGTAATACTCTTTGTTGCAAGGGTCCATGTTCACGAGGTCGCAAACACCGTTAAACCCTTGATTTTTCTTAGCTATATGGTTGGATATTTTTGCTTCCGTCTTGCTGCGACCAATTCCTACGCACACGGGCAAACCAATCCATTTCCATATTTGCTGTCGCATTTGTTGCCCGACCTTTTCAAGATCGAAATTCTTTTCATAAGCAGAAAAATCAACAAAACACTCATCTATAGAGTATGGCTCAACTTCTTCATCAGTTACGTACGAGCTCAGAATCTTATGAAAACGTCTCGACATTTCTGCATACATTGCATAGTTGCTTGAAAGTACGATAACGCTATGCTTTTGAACTATGTCTTTAATTTGGAATAACGGTACACCCATCTTTATATTTAAATTTTTCGACTCATTGCTACGCGCCACGGCGCATCCATCGTTATTGCTGAGCACAATAACGGGCTTATCATTCAAACTAGGATCAAAGACTCTCTCACATGAAACGTACATATTATTTACGTCAATCAAGAAAAAGACTTTGTTCTCATGTTTCATGACTTATTTCTTATCATTTTAATGATGCAGGTGACAACGCCCCAAATAAGCAGCTCTTGGCCTTCTTGTAGATAGATATTTTTATAATCTGGGTTTTCGGCTTTAAGCCATTGGCCTTTTTCATCAATCATCAGGCGCTTAACTGTAAAATCATTATCGATTAGTGCCACGACGATATCGCCGTGTTTAGCATCTAAGCTACGATCGACAATGAGCTCGTCATCAATGTCGATCCCTGCATTTAACATAGAAAGCGATGCTACTTTGACAATGAACGTTGCAGTTTCATTTTTTATTAGGTGCTCATTCATATCGAGCGCTTTGTCTATGTAATCTTGCGCTGGGCTGGGAAAGCCAGCGGAAATTTTTTCTAAAGCATAAGGGATAAGCATGTGAGTTGTTGGGACAACTTGCTTGAATAATAAGGCTTCAGATAAAACAGCGCCTTGAGTGAGGTACGGTTTTATATGGATGATGGATGGTGCAATTTCGCTCATAGAATATCCCCTAACTTGAATTTGTAACATATTCAAGATGATATGCTAGAGCTTAGTTAAATTTCAAATTTAAAAACTTGTGGATAAATAATGACTAGTCGTAACTTGTCGCATCGACCAGTGTATTTGATCGGAAAATCAACGGTGCTAATTCGCAGTTTTTTTTGGTTTGGGGAAGTAGTCAGCAGTAAATTCATCTAGCGGCATTTCAAAGAAAAAACGAAATGCATCTTCTTTTTTACAGTTCAACCAGTCTTCTCGATATTCTTCAGGGATTACAATAATCGATCGCTTCTCATCTTCTGGCTTATGAAACTGCGACATGAAAGGGTGGTTATCAGCATTGATAGTAAGCATAGACATCGATCTGACTTGCTGCCCATCGATCACAGTTGAATCGTAAATTGCAGCTACTGTAAACGGCATGCCATCTTCTCTAAAAATTCCCCATCTTTCTGCTTTTCCATTTACGTATCTAGGCTCATAAATCTTTTCGACTGGTATTAGTGCAAATTGGCTTTTAGACCATGCGTGTCGGAAGCTCGGCTTTTTATCTACCGTTTCAGTTCTAGCGTTATACGTATACTTTGAGAATTTAAGGTCATGGTTCCATGGTGGAATCATACCGAACTTAACTTGGCGCCATTCTATATGGCCATCTTTAGAAAAAATAAGAGGGCAGTCATAGCCGGGATAAACATCAGCTTTATACTCAAAAGTAGGTTCGAATAGATCTAGCAGATGCACCCGGTCTTTACTAATAGGCTCATAGTTTGCACACATAGACTTTTCCCCTTTTTTATTCCATCTTAGTAGTTTTTATGATCAATGGCTATTTTTGAAACTTAGGTAAAGTCATTTGAGAGTTGCTCAAAATTTTATACAAAAGCCACTTAAAAAAGGAGCTTTTGTTGAATCATAAAGTTTAGCTTATTAGTGGTCTTTTATTATTGAACTCAATATGGGAGGATAGAAGATCAAAACCAAAGGCAAGAAAGCCAAAATGCCAATAAATATTAAAAACACTGCTTGGTAGACCTGTTACAAAATTTCCAATTACAAGTAAACCTAAACCAATGAAAGCATAACCACAAAAGAACAAAGTATTTGGTAAATAATTGTCTAGGTAAAATAGAGATTGTTCAATTAAAGCTACAAAGAAGTAAATTATAAATGCAAGTCCAATACATCCTAATATATAGACCATAATTTTAATAAACAAGGAATCTCCAAGTGTACTTAAAGTTAGGAACAGTGGATCCTTGGACATTGCCAATTCAGTCAAAATTGCACATAAAAATAAAGGTACACAAAGATGCTTTCTTAGTTTTGATAAGTCCATAAGTGTAGTTGAGAACATATATGATTTCTCCTTGATGAGTTTTTGTATAATTAGTTTAGGTCTTTTATTTGCGTCATTATAAAACTAAATAGGACTATTTTATTGAGCCCAGTGGTCCACATGATCTGCCCACCATAACTTCGTTTCATTATTTAGCTTCGTATCAAGCTCATCACCATATAATTATTCTTTAAACCCAATGACCAACCTGACTCTTTAAAGAATGGTTCACCATACTTAATTGTATGTTCGATATAAAAATAGACCCAATCTTTCATTCGTAAATTCTCAATTATTCAACTTGCGATTTAATATTTTAGGGGCCAATTAATTAGGCCTACTTCTTACAATGTTAGCTCAATCTTACAAACTTTTTCTTCTGCTATTTAATTTGAGTCTGATTTTTAAAAGTTAGATATCTTTTTTGATCCAAGTGAACATAATTTAATCGGCAAAAATTCTTCTAGTACAAATGATCGTACTAAAAATGTTCAATGATTTTAGTTAAATACAGGTTACAAAGAGCTTTTAGGACAAAATTAAATAGGTTTTTTACGGTATGAATTATTGCGGTATCAGATTGTACTGGAAAAAATACCGTAAAGATTACGGTAACTGTTGGAACGTTTTGGTACTTTATGACACTAATTAGAGTTTTTTATAGTAGTGATATCAATGGTTTCGGTAAGAATTGATACTTGCTGAAACTAAAAATTGGTGCGCCCGGCGGGGATCGAACCCACGACCCCAGGTTTCGGAAACCTGTACTCTATCCAACTGAGCTACGAGCGCATGCGTGGGGCACATCATAGGAAAAAAACACTGGCAGGTAAAGCACGAAATACGTGCCAAGTGAATTTAATGCTTAATTAAACAGCAAGTTGTTTAATATTTATATACTTTCTTGAATAAGCTGAATTGAATAGTTAATTGTATGTAAAGCACTTGCAAGTTCCTGAGGAGGAATTCGTGATTCTTGCAAACTGGTAATCCATTGTATTTGGCATAGTTTAAGCTCTTGTATTGTTGTGGCTTTCTCTATTTTTTGAACTAGTGGTTTAGTCATTAGTCCACAATAACTGCTAAGCGTTTTCATCATTAATAGTTGTATTTCTTCGAAAGAAAGAGCCTTAGAAGGTATTATTGGTTGAAAATATGTAGTACTGGACTGATCTAAAGTTTTTTGTTCGGAAAGCTGAATTTCTCCAACAATATTTGGGGAATGTGCTATGGAGCTACCAACAGATTCTTTTTGATTTTCTTCTACTTTATTTATTGATGATGTTTTTAAAATAATTTCTTCATCAGTTAACGTTTTTGTAGAGGCAGTTGGGGCAATAAGCTCTAAGTCGATAAGCTGTTGAATCAATTCCGGAGAAGCAATGCGTTTTTTAAATTCACCATTTAAGTTTTGAAAATCTTCATGGTCTATTAAGAGTAATAAACGTCTTTGTTTTGCATTTAAAACAATATTGCGTTGTTGAAGCGCAACTTTCCCTAAATTGGTTCTATAAAAACCAGCCATTATGTTTCCCCAATATATCAGACTGTTCAATTTTCTGAGTTGAACAGTGCTGTTTTTAATAAAATATAAATGGGGTTAACCATAAAACT